AAAAAGCCGGACGATTTCGCCGCCGCCTCCCACAAGCATGACGGGTATATCGAAAAGCCCGCCTCCCCGGTCTCGGGGAATTTCGCCGCGTTCGACGGCACGACCGGGGCCGTAAAGGACAGCGGGAAAAAGCCGGACGATTTCGCCGCCGCCTCCCACAAGCATGACGGGTATATCGAAAAGCCCGCCTCCCCGGTCTCGGGAAACCTCGCCGCGTTCGACGGCACGACCGGGGCCGTAAAGGACAGCGGCAAGAAAGCGGCGGATTTCGCCGCCGCCTCCCATTCTCACACCGGGTACGCGGAGGTAAAGATTTTCCAAAACGTCACGGTCGCGGCCTCGGCGTGGGCGAATAGCTCCACCTATGCGGGGTATCCGTTCGCCGCCGTTATCTCGTGCGCCGGGGTAACGGCGGAGCACGTCCCGGAGGTCACTTTCGGAGTGGCGGAGGCTACGGGCGGCAATTTCGCCCCGGTCGCCCTCTCCGGGGCTGGGACGGTAACAATCTACGCGGCGGAAAAGCCGGGGGGTACTATCACGCTCCCGGTTATCAAATGTGAAAAGGCGGTGTAAGGCATGATAGGCAGAACAAACGCGACCGGGGGAGCGGCGGGGACAAGCCTCTCCCTCGTCGTATCGGTCAAGGCGGGCTCGGCGGTCACAGCGACAAAGGGGAGCCGGACAGTCACGGGGACGGCCTCCTCCTCCGGCTCGTGTACCCTCAAGCTCCCGGAGGCGGGAACATGGACAGTCAAGGCGACACACTCCGGGCAGACCTCCGACACGAAAACAATTAGCGTCGTCGATAGCTACGCCGTCTCTCTGACGTTCTACTCGGCGACTATCAACGTAACCGCGCCCTCGGGCGCGACCGTCACGCTCAAAAAGGGCGGTACGACTTTGCAGACCAAGACAAGCACGGGGACGGTAGCCTTTACCGTGACGGAGACCGGGACGTACACGGTCGAGGCCACGCAGAACGGACAGAGCACAAGCGGGACGGTCAATGTCGTATCGAGCACGACCTCGTACTCGCTGACGCTATCTTTCGTAAGCTCCACCCTCAATAGTAACTCGTGGGCCACAATTCGGAGCGTATCCGATAAGGGGCAGGGGGCTAACTATTGGAGCGTCGGCGACCGAAAGGCCGTCACCCTTAACGGGACGGTCGGCTCGCTCTCCCTCTCCAACTTCACGACATACGCCTTTATCCTCGGGTTTAATCACAACGCCGGGTATGAGGGCTCTAACCGTATCCACTTCCAGCTTGCAAAGACCGCCGTATCCGGCGGGACGGACGTAGCTCTTTGCGATAGCTCCTACAACTCAACGGGCTCCTCGGCGGCTTTCCGCATGAACACGACAAACACCAACGCGGGCGGCTGGAATGGCTCGTACATGAAAAAAACAATTTGCCCGGCGTTCGAGAACGTCGTCCCGTCCGACCTCCGCTCTAACCTCAAGACCGTTACGAAGTACACAGACAACACGGGGAGCGCCTCGACCGCACAAGCAAACGTAACCGCCACGACGGAGAAATTTTTCCCGCTTGCGGAGTATGAGGTTTTCGGGACTATCACCTACGCGAACACATACGAGGCAAACAAGCAAGCGCAATACGACTATTACAAGGCCGGAAACAGCAAGGTAAAATACAGGCACGACGCGACGACGACCGCCGTTTATTGGTGGCTCCGCTCCCCGTATCGGAGCAACTCCACTGGCTTTGTGGGTGTGGGCACAGGCGGCACGGTCGGCAGTGCGAGCGCGGGCCGTTCGCTCGCTTTTGCGCCGGGCTTTTGCGTATAATTCGGGCCTCGGAAATTGCGCCCTCAATGGGCGCAATTCCACAGAGAGCCGAGAGGGGGCAGTAAATGAGCGTACCAAAATCGCGGCGGGGCGAGAGCCCCGCCGATTATCTCGACCTTGCGCGGGAGATTTACGTTTTTACATACGACAGGGTAAAGATACTCCCAAAATCGCACACGTTCTATTTTTCCTTGCCGCTCTACAATGCGGCGCAAAGGGCGTATAGGCTCGTGAAAACGGCTAACCTCGTTTACATCGACGAGAAAGCGCCGGAGGAGATACGCCGCCGGACAATCCAGCGGCGGCGGGAGCTCTACGAGGACGCGCAAGGCTACTATAATTCCATGCTGGACGTACTCGACCTTGCTTTTATGAGCGTAAACCGCGAAAAGCTCCCGGCGAATGTCCTCAAGGAATGGGTCGGGAAGATTACCGACGAGATTTCTCAAATATCCAAAATCAAGCGGAGCGACAAGAGCCGATAGGCCCTATCGCTCCGTTTCGATTGGGCCGTATCCCGTTTCGCCGTTAATTGGTGGCTCCGCTCCCCGAATCGGAGCAACTCCACTAACTTTGTGAATGTGAACACAGACGGCACGGTCAACAATGCGAACGCGAACAATTCGCTCGCTTTTGCGCCGGGATTTCGCACGGGCCAGACCGAATAGCTCGAAACGAGTTAAAGCCGCGCCCTTGCAAAAGGGGGATACGACCCCTCCGAACGCCTCCGGGCGGGACGACAAACCTATACCGCGACACGGGGAGCCGGACGCTTTTTGCATGGCGGCGGCTTGCGCGTTACCGCCGTTTCATGACTCCACCGTTACGCAATTTAGACAACGCGACATAGAAAAAATTGTGCGAGGTATCATTTTTTTATGAATAGCGCAGAAAGACACGAGCGGCGCTACCAGCGCCGTAAAGCCGCCCGTCTCAAGAGGCGGGCGGAGCTTGCGAAACAATACGGAGACTTTGAGCGCGTTTTCTCATTCGAGCACTTGTACGGCTCCTATCGAGAGTCCGTGAAAGGCGTAGGGTGGAAAGCGAGCACACAGAGGTACAAGGCGAGCGCCCTCGCGAACGTCAACAAAACGCACGACGAATTGCTCGCCGGGCGTTTTCGGTCAAAGGGCTTTTATGAGTTTGATTTAGTCGAGCGAGGAAAGCCCCGGCATATTCGGAGCGTCCACATAAGCGAGCGCGTCGTCCAGCGTTGCCTATGTGATTACTCCCTTGTACCTATGCTCTCCCGGACGTTTATCTATGACAACGGGGCGAGCCTCCGGGGGAAAGGCTACGATTTCGCCGTCCGGCGGGTCTCGGGCTTTCTCACAAAGCACTACCGACAGCACGGGCGCGAGGGCTATGTCCTCGTGTTCGACTTCTCAAAATACTTTGATACCGCGCAACACGGCCCGGTATTTCGGGAAATTGAAAAGAGCGGCCTCGACGACCGACTCGTATCTATCTCCGAGTATTTTATCAAATGCTTTGGGGACGTGGGCCTCGGCCTCGGGAGTCAAGTCTCGCAGATTGCCGCTATCGCCTTCCCGAACAAAATCGACCATTTCGTAAAAGACGTGCTCCGCATGAAATTTTACGAGCGGTATATGGACGACGGGTGTATTATCCATCGGTCAAAGAAAAAGCTCCGGGAGTGCCTCGAGCATATCAAGAGGCTTTGCGCCGAGCTCGGGATAAAGCTAAACGAGAAAAAGACGCAGATAATCAAGCTCTCGAGAGGCTTTACTTTCCTAAAGGTGCGTTTTCGCTACGGGAAAAACGGCGCGGTTATCCGCCGGGCTTGCTACAAGAGCATAAAGCACATGAGGGACAAGCTAAAGGTTTTCCGCCGTTGGGTAGACTCCGGGAGAATGGCAAAAGAGGACGTAGATACGTCTGTTACATCGTTCCGGGGGCACATGAGGAGGTTTAACGACTATTTCGCCGTGCAGACGGTCGAAAGAGAATACCGCGAGCTATTCGCCGCGTAGGGAGGTCACTATATGGAGTATATCGTCTATAAGCGTTTCCGGGGGGAGGGTATCGACGGCCCTTTTAACCTCTGGCACGGTACAGTATGCGAGGAGCGGGACGGCTACCTTTTCGCGCCGGACGGTCGCCGCATTTGCGCCGCCACGAGTGAAAACGGCTGGGGGCATTTCCGAAAGAACACAACCGAGGGCGCTTTCCGTCAAGAAATGCTCGAGCGGCTCTATAAGCATTACCAGCGCCGCCCGGAGCTCGCCGCCGAGGATTTCGACCCGGCGAAATGGCCGGAGGCCGATAACACCTATTGGAAAAGCCTACTCCGTACTATGCAGACGGAGGATTTAACGGCGTTCTACCGGGCGAGGCTCGGGGAGCCGCCGAGGGAGGGACGGTAAATGTATAAAGTCACAGTCGCGGGCGCTTTCGCCGGATACTCTGATACGGCGGTCTACGTCAAGGTCGCGGAAAATGGCTCCTATGTCCCGTGCGGCCCGGCGGAGGCCGGGGGCGTGTGCGTAAAGCTCCCCTATGAGCACACCGACGAGGACGGGAACACAGTCAAGACCGCCGAGGACATTGTTTTCAAGCTCCCCGGCGGGGAGCTCCTCGGATTTGAACAGGAGGCAACGCTCGAGGAGACGAGCGGGGCGCTCCTCGTCGAACAGGCCGAGGAGGTTATTAACATTTTGACGGGAGGAGATAGCGAATGATTTCCGTAGAGAAAGCGAAAAAGCTCCGGGCCGTGATAGAGCGGAGCGTCTCCGCCGCCGGGCTGGACGACAAGACCGCGCTCGAGGCCGTCGAGCTTTTCCCGGCGTGGGAGCCGGGCCGGGCCTACGCCGCCGAGGAGCGGGTACGGCACGGGGGAACGCTCTACCGTTGTATCAGCGCCCACACGTCGGCGGCGGAGTGGAGCCCGCCCGTCGCCGTGTCGCTTTGGAGCGCGGTATCCATAGACCCGGTAACGGGCCTCGACGAATGGAAACAGCCGACCGGGGCGCATGACGCATACAAAAAGGGCGATAAGGTCGTTTACAAGGGCTCCGTCTATCGTAGCACGATGGACGGTAATACATGGTCGCCGGAGGAATACCCGGCGGCATGGGAGCGGGTAGAATGAGCCGGGCGGTCTATACGGTCTCGAAAGGGGGTGTAGAGATTGCCCGGTTAGAGGCGTTGATATGGGTACGCCTCACAGCTCCCGGCGTTTATCTCGTATGCGGCGAGGACGAGGGCGAGGGCGTTCTCGTGGGCGGGGAGATTTACCGCGTTCGCGGGTGCGCCCTTTTGCCGGGGAAAGAGACCGTCGTACTCGACTACATAGAAGAATAACGGAGGTAAAACAGCATGAAAGAAACAACCTTAAAGGCCGCTATCGCGGTCGCTATGGCGGCGGCTACCGCCTATCTCCGGGAGCTTGCTATCCCGGTTTTTGTCCTCGCCGGAGTTATGGTTATCGACTATCTCTCCGGCATGGTTAGCGCGTGGGTCAAGTGCGAGCTCTCCTCCCGCGTGGGGGTGCTGGGTATCGTGAAGAAAGTCGCCTATCTCCTCGCCGTCGCCGTGGCTATCGTCGCGGATTGGGTCGTACAGGTAGCGGGGGCGGAAATCGGGATTGATTTCGGCGGCTTTTTCTTTTTTGGCTTGCTCGTGACTATCTGGCTCGTACTCAATGAGTGTATCTCTATTCTCGAGAACATTTCGGAGATTGGCGTACCTCTCCCCGCTTTTCTGCTGAAACTCATTGAAAAATTGAAAAAGACCGTAGAGAACACAGGCGAGAACGAAACACAGTAAAAACGGAGGCGCAAAAAATGAGCAATAGTAATTTGGTAAGCTATACGAGGATTTCTCCGAACAAGAACAGCCCGCGAAATCACGCTATCGACCGTATCTCTATCCATTGTGTTGTGGGACAGTGTACGGCGGAGCGTATTGGGGAGATTTTCGCCCCGGAGAGCCGGGAGGCAAGCTCTAACTATGGTATCGGGCTCGACGGGCGTATCGGTATGTACGTCGAGGAAAAAGACCGCTCGTGGTGTACCTCGAGCGGGGCGAACGACCACAGGGCGGTTACTATCGAGGTCGCCAGCGATACCGCACACCCCTACGCCGTGAAAGCCGCCGCATTTTCCGCACTCCTCGACCTCTGTGCCGACATTTGCAAGAGGAACGGGAAAAAGCGGCTCTTATGGTTTGGAGACAAGGAAAAGACACTCGCCTACACGCCGAAAGCTGACGAAATGGTTTTGACCGTTCATCGGTGGTTTGCAAACAAGGCTTGTCCCGGCGAATATCTGTATAGCCGTCACGGGGAAATCGCGGCGGAGGTAACGAAACGGCTCGCGGCGGAGGACAAGCCCGCCGGGACGGGAGACAATCCCTCCGCATGGGCCAAGGCCGCAACGGAGTATTGCAAGCGCAAGGGAATTTTTGCCGGGGACGGCGCGGGTAATTTCGATTGGCAAAAGCCGATTACCCGCGAACAGGTCGCCGCCGTGCTCTATCGGACGCTCGAGAGGGCCGGGCTCCTCGAGGCTCTCCCGGACAAGAAATAAGAAAAGCGGGCGGGGGTTTGATACCCTCGCCCGCTTTTCTCTTTAATGTAAACTCTTAATGAAAGTATATAGTCTTTTTGCGCCGATAGCACCGTATTTGAAAATGAGATAGTAAATCTTATAAAGGCCGTACAAAATAAAATACAGAGCCCACCCACAAGCTACCACGGAATATAAACAGAGGTAGAAACAGCCGACAAGTAACAACACAAAAAGGAAATACCAACAATTACTTTTTGTAAGCCGCAAGCCGATACCGAGCCGGAAACCGCCCATAGCCTTTAGACGCTTTGAAAAGCTGATAAACATAGTATCAACCCCGCTTTTTCGCTTTCAGATACGGGGCGAGTCCCCATACCGCAAGCCCGGCGGCGATAGCAACGCCGACGATAAACTCTATCGTACTCTCTTGCGCCAGCAGGGGGAACGAGCCTATTAAAACAACGGCTCCGGCGGCAATTTTAGCAATCATAGCCGGGACGGATTGGCGCATACCCGTCCTTGCCTCGCGCTCGTTCGCTTGCTCCTCGCGCTCGGCGGCTTTGCGAGCTTTCTCGGCCTCCGCTTGCTTACTTTTTTGTTTATCGACGCATTTCTTACAAATGTACCTATGGGACTCGGGCAAATAAGAGCCGCCCTCGTTAGCGTCAAAACGCCGCCCGCATTTCAAACAAGTAACCTCGTGCTTTGCCATAATGAGACCTCCTATTTTTACAAATCGTAGGAAAGAAATACGGTTAGTAAATCTTTATTACAAGAATACATGAAATTCATGTTACAGTCAAGAGGCCACAACACAGGGAGGGCAATTTTTTGAAGATTTACGACTATAACGGTCTAAAGAACGTCGCCGGGGAGCGTATCCACCAGCGGCGCACGACGCTACGAATATCACAAGCCGACCTCTCCGCCCGTATGCAGGTGCGAGGGGTAACTATCGAGCGGGAGGCTATCTCAAAGATAGAGACCGGGGACAGGTTTATAACCGACTACGAGCTAATGACGTTCGCCGAGGTTTTAGGCGTGTCTATGGATTGGCTCACAGGCAAAGAATAAGAACGGCCCGACGGAGAGCTCCCGCCGGGCTAATTTTTTCGCATAAATTCGAGTAAAACTATTGACATACTCGCGAGAGTATGATATTTTATTAGCAAGAATTTACGGAGGAGGCGAAAGAATGGCGGAGGGGAAAAGAAAAAGCGAGACCTCCTCGGCGGTAAAGAGGCGGTACAATCAAAAAACCTACGGGGCGGTTACTGCATATGTCCCGAAAGACCTCGCGGCGGCTTTCAAGGATAAATGCGCCGTCAAGGGAATTTCGCAAGCGCAGATTATCAAAAAGGCAATAGAGGATTTTTTGAGCGAGTAAACGAGGGCAAGGGGGACGGGAGGCCGTCCCCTTTTTTTCGATTTTTAGGGGGAGGGCCGGACAATGGCACGGAGAAAGGACGCGGCAAAAAAGGCGGATAAAAAGCAGAAAGAGAAAAAGTACGAGCACTTGACGTATAAAAAGAGACTCCGCCTCGAGGTCATGCTCCGCCAGAAGATACACAAGCAGACCATAGCCGACGAGCTCCGGGTACATATCTCCACCATATACCGGGAAATCAAGCGCGGGGAGTATGAACACCTTAACAGCGATTACACGACAGAGATACGGTATAGCGCCGACAAAGCCGAGGCGAAATATCAAGAGGGGCTCGCCGCAAAGGGAGCGCCCCTTAAAATCGGGAATAATTTCGCCGTCGCCGAGTTCATAGAGGAGAAGATTTTACACGAGGACTATTCCCCGGTCGCCGTGTGCGCCCTTTTGCGGGAGGAGGAGTATCTCGAGAAATACCATATCACATTTTGCCGGGCCACGATTTACAAGTACATAGACGACGGGAATATCTTCCCCCATATCACAAATAAAGACCTCCCGGAGAAAGGCCAGCGCAAGCGGGAGTATAAAAAGGTGCGCGAGAAAAGGGCTCCTCGGGGCCGGAGTATTGAGGAGCGCCCGCCAGAGGTCGAGACCCGCGAGGAGGTCGGACATTGGGAGGGCGATACCGTCGTCGGGAAAAAGGGCTCAAAGGCGCGGCTCCTCGTGTTCTCCGAGCGGGCTACCCGGAACGAGATTATTATAAAAATCCCGGACGGCACTACAAAGAGCGTCGTCCGGGCGCTGGACAGACTCGAGAGGCGTTTCGGCGCGGACTTCCCGAGGATATTCAAGTCTATTACTTTTGACAACGGCTCGGAGTTTGCGGATTGCGAGGGCCTCGAGCGGAGCCGCCGGAGGAAAGGGAAAAAGCGGACGGTCGTTTATTACTGTCACCCGTACACGGCTTGCGAACGGGGGACAAACGAGAATATAAACCGCATGATACGCCGCAAGTTTCCGAAAGGTACGGATTTCGATAAAGTGAGGGCCTCCGAGGTCAAAGCCGCCGAGACGTGGCTCAACAATTATCCTCGCGGGATTTTGGGCTTTCGGAGCGCCGCGACCGTGTTCTCCGAGGCCCTCGGACTCGCCGCGTAAAATATTTTATAGTTTTTTCGCATAAATTACTTGACATTTGCCGGGGCGCGGTATATCATTAAGTGCGAAAGAGCTAATTAGCTCGGACGCACTATTTTTTTATCCAAAAACAGCGAGAGGAGGCGGAAAAATGGCGGGAATTTGTTTGACGCTCGGCAAGCGGCGGGAAATCGAGCGGCTTTATAACGACGATATGAGGCCGAGCGAAATCGCGGCGGCGGTCGGGGTAACGACCGCGACCATTTACCGGGAGCTCAAGCGGGGCGAGACGGGCGAGCTCGACAAGCATTTCCGCCCGGCGTACTCGGCGGAGGCGGCGGAGCGGGCGGTACGGCTCTCTATCAGGAACAGGGGCCGGAGAAAGGCAGAAAAATAAATCCGAGAGGGGATTACTTATACCATGAAAGAAAACGGTATTTTGAAAAATCTCCGCGAGACGTACCTCCTCGCGGCGGCGGATTTAGAGCTATTCCCAGAGGGCTCCGAGGAATACCGCCGGGCAGAGGTCGAGGCTATGAACACGTCGAGGACGGTTTTCGAGCTTTACGGGGCGACAGCCGCCGAGGATTTGCGGGCGGCGGGATTGCAGGAGCGGAGCCGGGTAGCCGAGCGTATGCGCCGGGGACACGCGGCGACGAATTTCGAGAAAATCACAGCGAGCCCGGAGGCCCTCGCCGCTTTCCTCTCCTCCCTACCCGTGCTCTCGGGGCCGTGGGACGAGGCTTTTCACCATCGGTATTGCGACGCTTGCTCGGCGGAGGAGTGCGGCGAGTGCGAAAACAAGGCCCTAAACAATCCGCTATGGTGGTTAAGCCTCGCGGCGGAGGTGGACGAATGAGCGGCGCGGCGGTGCGGACGGCCTACCGTCTAAATGTGAGCAAGACGAAACTTTACAGGCTTGCAAAACAGTATTACCCGGAAATCGGGCCTATGAAAGCGGCGACGTTTATCAAATACCCGCGCTCTCGGGACTATGCCCTCGATTTCAAGGCCGGAGAACACTATCACCATTTATTTTTGTCGGTATGCGGTGGACAAGCCCGCCTCGGCGACGATTGCTCTACCTATGACAACGAGGGGGAGCGGGTGTCGCGCTGGGAGTGTCGCTCTCTCACATTGGACGAGCTCCGGGCGCTCGATATGGTCGAGGAGGTCGGAGCATGATAGCAATATGTAGAGAGGTAGACAAAAACGGCGGCGGTATCGCGGTCTATCCGATTGAAAGCGAGGTAACGGAAAGGCTTTTAACGTATTTGACGTTGCGAGCGCGGTTAAATCCAGAATTGCGGTATTTTGTAACCGCCCGCGTTCGCTGGGAAAACGAGAGCGCCCGGAAGTTAATAGAGAGCTCGCTCCGCCGGAAAAATGTAACCGCGAGCACAATCGCGGCGGTCGGGGGGCTTGTGGAGCTATGAGCGAGGAGCCGAAAATACTCGCCTCTATCTCCGGCGGGAAAGACTCGCTCGCGGCCCTCATAACGCATATCGAAAGCGGCGGGCGGTGCGACGGTGCAGTATATTGCCGGATAATGTTCGACGACGAGACGAGCGCAGAATACCCGGAGCACGAGGATTTCTTATTTAACAAGTGCTTTCCGGCGCTCGAGCGGGAGTACGGGGTAAAAACGAGGGTAGTACAAGCCTCATGCACATACGAGGAATGTTTTTATAGAAGATACAAGAGGGGGAAAAATGCGGGGGAAATGTGGGGATTTCCTACGCTATGGTGTCCGTGGTGCAACACAAAATTGAAAATAAACCCTATGCACAAGTTCAAGAAAGAAATGGGGAAATATACCTCGATTGTAGGAATTGCGGCAGATGAAGAAAAGCGGATAAAGAGGAAAATCGTATCAAACGAGATTTTGCCTCTCGTCGAGCACGGAATTACAGAGGCGGAGGCTTTCGGAGTTTGCCGGAGCAGAGGGCTACTATCTCCGAGCTATTGCAAAGGGAGGACTCGCCTCGGGTGCTGGTTTTGCCACAATCAAAGAATAATCGACCTAAAAAGGCTCTATTACAACTACCCGGAATTATGGAAAAAGTTAGAGCGTCTGGAAAAGGACAGCCCGAGGAAATTCACTCCAAGAGTTAAAATTTCAGAATATCAACAGCGGTTTGATTATGAGGGCCTACAAATTACATTGTTTGACAATGAGGAGGGCGGGCCATGAGCGGCGAAATACTCGCGGATTTCTCCCGGACGTGCGAGGGGTGCGCGGAGCTCATATCGGAGCCGTGGGCAAAGGGCAAGACGGGCTATCGTTGCGGAGCTACGGGGCCTCGGCGGGGCTATACCGTCGGTATCGAGAGGTTTTCCCGTATATCCCGGCGTGGTGTCCGAAACTCATACAGGAAAGAGAGCAGAAATTAAAAGGAGGTCGTACAAATGGACGGAATTAGCGAAAGAGTTCGACTCATGGGAGACGTACAAGCGGCGGTAACGGAGGCTTTGACCGGGACGCTCCGGGAGCGGGGCCGGGGGTTTGCCTCCGACCGGGAGGCGTGGGCGGAACTCAAGGAGTGCGTGGAGCGTACCAAGAAAATGCACTCGGATATTGAGAAAGTCCACAAGGAAATGTGGAGCGCGGTCACAGACCATAACGGCGACGCTTTCGCGGCGCTCTCTCAAGAGTTCGAGCGGAGCGCGACGCGGCTCGCCGAGGAATGGGCGCAAACATCCGCCCTCGCAAAAATCGCCGTACTCGGCGAGTCGGCAAACGAGGCCGTAGAGGAAAGCGGCGAGGAGGTAGCAGAATGAAAAAGGTTTACTCTCAAAAGGCGAGTACGGAGGTTTTCGCCCTCGCGCCGGAGCAACTCGCGATTTTCAAGAGCGCGGGCTATGAGACCCCGACGGCGGAGGAGGCTATCGCCGACGCGGGCGCGGTCAGACTCACGCCGCCGGAGGGCAAGCGGGCGTATGTGGCTTTTGACTTCAAAGCGGGCGAGTTTTTCGTCCGGGTCAAGACGTGTACGCTCCGGGGGAACGAGTATAGCGCACTCGTAAAGGAGCTTATCGAGGCGGCGCTCCTCCGGGGGCAAGTGGTACAGGCAGACCCGGACAGGCCGAAAGCGGCGGCTCCGGCGGAGGGAGAGAACGTCTCCCCGTTCGCGTCCATCTTGACGGAGGGCCTTAAAAAGTCGTTTACGGAGGGCCTCGCAAAGTCGCTCCTCGGCTCGCTCATGAGCGCGGCCTTTACGCCGCCGACCGCTCCCTCGGCCTCCTCACAGGCGGCGGGGGCCAGTAGCGAGGAGGTCGTCGAATGAAAAAGAGCAAAGCGGCGGGAGCGGCGGTCGAGGCTGGACACGCTCGGCGGGCCGGGCCTATGAAATTATACCTCCTCCGTCACCCGGAGTATGGGGAGGCGACCGCGAACGGGCGGACAAAGTACGAGGCCGTTATCGCCGTCGCCCGGAAATGGGGAACGCGCTGGACAAAGCTCGCTCGGGAGGCCGAGTTTATCGAGCTTTGCGACGAGACCATGATACCGAAAGAGGACGAGCGCCGCTCGTGTGAGAATTGCGGAAATGTAGCTTGCTCGAGGAGCCTCGTAGCGTTCTTTTGGGACGAGTGCGTCAAGAGCAACTTTACAAAGCATTGGAGGCCGAAAAATGGAACATAAACGGCACGGTCGCCGGGGGCTCGAATGGGTAGACGCGCTCCCGTTCCTTGCCGGGGCAATTATCCTCGTCGCCGTCCCGCTCGTGTTTATCTTATCGTATGCCTCCTCGCGGTATGCGGCGGCTATATGCGGCTCGCCCTCGGCGGAGGTATCCTCCCCGGCGGCGAGTGCAACTCCCACGCCGACCCCGGAGGCCACGCAGGAGCCAGAGGAGGCCGTTTGCCGATACGAGGAGGTCGAGCTCACAGAGGAGGACGCTTATATCCTCGCTTGTCTCGTCTACCACGAGGCGCGGGGCGAGCCGTTCGAGGGACAAGCCGCCGTTGTCGAGGTCGTGTTTAACCGTTGCCTCTCCGAGGAGTTCCCGGATACGGTCGAGGAGGTCGTCTTTCAGAAATACGGCGACGTTTGGCAGTTCTCCCCCGCTCCCTACTTATACACGGCGGAGCCGAGCGAGACACAGTATAACGCGGTCATGTACGCATACAACGCCGAGGAGCCTATCGTCCCGCCGGAGACCGTGTTTTTTTCCACGAGTCCATATAACGAGCACGTTACCGCTATCATCGGAAATCATTATTTTTGCAAAATAGGAGGCTGACAAAATGAAATCGGTATCTATCATCAAACACGCGGCGACCCTTTCCACCACGGACGCGGACAAGCTCCGCGAGCGGCTCAAGGGGCAGTTTGCCGAGGGGCTCGTACTGCTGGACGGTCGGCTCGACTATCTCGGGACGGTCGTACTCCCGGAGCCCTCGGCGGCGGTCGAGCTCATTCCCGCGCCCACGGAGGCCGGGAGCGGGAGCCCGTTTACCATCGTCCGGCGCTCCCGGTCGGCGGCGAGCCTCGCGGAAATCAAGGCCGCTATCGCGAGCGGGCGCGGGCCGGGGATTATCCGCCCGTTTGACGAGCTCGAGTTTAAGCTCGATACCGGGGAGGCCGTTACCGCCGTATGCGGCGGGTATATCTCGCCGACGCGGGCGCGGTTCGTCTTTAAGGACGCGCTCGGCGACGCTCGCATGAACGAGGACGCGACCAACGCGGGCGGCTATTACAAGAGTAAGGGGCGGCGGCACGTCCTCGAGGAGATTTACCCGCATTTGCCGCCGGAGCTCCGGGAGATTATCGAGCCCCGCCCGCTCGTGGAGACCATCGACGGCGAGCGCGTCGAGTACGCCGACCCGCTTTGGATACCATCCGGGACGGACGTTTTCGGCCCGCTCAAGGGCTGGTACGCCGAGGAGCCGGATAGCGTCCAGCTTGAAATATTCAAGACGGAGCGGGGCCGGGTAAAGGAGCGCGGCGGGGAGACCGTTATTTGGTGGCTCCGCTCCCCGCGTCGGAGCAACTCCACTAACTTTGTGGGTGTGTACACAGGCGGCACGGTCGGCACTGCGAGCGCGTACAATTCGCTCGCTTTTGCGCCGGGCTTTGACCTGTAAAATTCGGAATTACAAAACCTCCCCGGCTCAATGCCGGGGAGGGAAAGCCTTAAAGGAGGCGACGGTATGAAACTCTTTGCAACTCGAGGAGTGGAGCGGCGAAAGTGTCCGTTATGCGGCGGGAGTATTGAAATATCGTACCTATATCAATATTCCCACGACTACAAACTAACGAAATCCGGGCGGATTTCTAAAAGGTACACAACGCACGATTGCGGCTCTATGGAGGTAGCCGTCGCTATGTGTGAGTGCGGCGCGAATTGGAACGCGGACGAGTTCGAGGTTACAAACGAGGGCCGTTTCGTGGATTATAAATACTGGGAGGCCGGAGAATGAGTCAAATAATCGACGGCTATATCTGCAAAGGCGGAGAGCGGGTAGCGTTCTACGATTGCGACCCGGCAAAAAATGAGACGTGCAAAAAGACCTCTTGCGGGCTTTTAGGGCGCGGCTTTGGCGGCTCCGGGTGTACGGCGACGACAGACCGGGCCGCGAGCCGCGAGGGGGCAAAGCCCTACTATATAAAGGTAGACAAGAGCGGCCCGGAGGTCTCTTTCGTGCGTGAGTATATGGAGGAGGCGGGGAAATGATAAAGCGCCTGATAGTGAGATTTAGGCTATGGCGAATTTGTAAAGCCATCGGGATTAAACCGTATCCACAATTAAAAAAGTATGTCCTCGACAGAAACGGGGAGATTTTCGACGGAGGGCGGCAAAACGGCAAAACAATGGCGATAGTCATTGACGAATTAGTATATAAAAGAGTTCCTCCCTCGCTTTTGTGGTGCGGTATGCGTTGCCGATTTTGTTTTGACCCGGATTATACAAGGGTACATAGCGCCGAGCGTTGGTACACGAACGAGATAAAAAGAGCAATCCAAGTATGCGAGAGCGCGGGTATCGACGTAGGCAGGGGAAAGAGGAGGCTAAAAAATGAGCGTATGTAAAGGGTGCGGCGCTCCGCTGGAATGGATAGACACGGCGGCGGGGCGCTCTATGCCCGTAGACCCGGAGCCCGTTTTCGTTATCGAGGGAGAGGGCCGCGACCGCTTTATCACAGACGAGGGCGAGGTTATCACCGGGCGGCGGGCCTTGCCGGAGGAGGAGCGCCGGGAGTTCCCGGTCGCGTTCGTCCCTCACTGGAAAACGTGTACCGCCGCCGACAGCTTTCGGCGCAAGTAGTCGGCGGGCAAAAAGAAAGCCTCCGGCGCTTTGCGAGAGCGCCGGAGGCGTAACCGCCCCGAAAGGTGATTACTTATACCTTTATTATAATAACACACTCCGGGACGGTTTGCAAGGGCTAAAAAGACAAAGCGCGAGGCGCTTTTTCGGGCTCGTATGGGATATTAACTAACCGACCATAGAGGGGGCCTCCCTCCCTCGCCTCTTTCCCTCAAAAAATAAACAGGCAACACGCCGCCGAGGGTGAGGGG